CAACACCCGTTGAGTCGATTCCATAGCCACCATCACCGACATTTATGTCATAGGCATAATTCGTGCCGCCGCCAACATTTAAGCTCTCAGTCGAAGCATCCCAGAAGAACTTTGGCGTAGTGCCTGTGTCTTCGTAGAATGATATGTCTCCGTTGTTGGCTATCTTTTGGCGAGTCAAGAAGCTAGCTACAGCGTCTGGAGTGCCGCTTGAAGCACCATACCAAACATGATCACCACCTACCTGATCGTAACGGGTAGCTGCACCTGTCGTTGTATATTTAAAGTTTGTACCTGAACTGAAGTAAGAGTTACCTAACAAACCTGAGTCAACACCAGCACCAGCCCAAACAGAGCCAGTTGTTGATAAACCAACTGAACTTGCTAAAGAGTACAAGCCTACTTTTGGAGCCGCACCCACTCCTACTTGACCATCAACAACCAAACCATCAGCCGTTACAGTGCCAGTTACGTCTATGCCTGTGGATGTGGTGGATAGTTTATCACTTGCATTATGGTAAAGTATGGATGCACCATCTGCTTGAAAGTAAGCATAAGTCTCACTCGTTGCAGATTTGAAATCTATGTTTGTGCCTTGTAAACGTAAGTCCCCTGAGCCTGTCTCCGCAATGACACTTGTTGCACCATCATGGTAAATCTCTAAGTCACCACCAGTACCAAACTTAGCCTTAACTCCATCACCATGTAGCGTATCGCCTGTCATCGTGCCGCCAGCTTTAGGGAGTTTAGTTCCAATAGCTGTAGCCGTGGTTGTTGCATAGTTGGGGTCATCACCTAACGCCGCTGCTAGTTCATTCAAAGTATCCAAAGTAGCCGGAGAGGAGTCCACAAGTGCTGCAAGGTTAGCATCTGACTCTGCTTTGGTATATGCAGTATCTATAGGTTCATAACGAGCATTAGCCTCAGACTTAGTATATGCACTGTCAATAGGTTCAAACCTAGCATCAGCCGCTGTCTTAGTGTAATGGTTAACTGTCTGAGCATACCGTGAGTCAGCATCTACTTTATTGTAGTGATCTGCTAGTGCAAACGTAGCAAATGAGTGTATAAACACTGTATCACCCACAGTTGCCCCAGAATCTAGTACAACAGAAGTACCATTGGTAGCTGTGTAGTCAGATGCATCCAAACGAATACCATTAAGGTACACTTCAAGGTAACCAACGTCATACGTTGCAGAGAAAGTAGTCTGTGCTGCTGTAGCAGTGTACTCTTCACTTGCCTCAACACCATTAACAGATGATCCAGCGTTAGCCCAAGAGACTCCACCGAACACCTTCATGATGTTAGTTGATGTGTCAAACCATAAGTCACCAGTACTAGGTGAACCCGGTGCTGTTGCCTGAGACACGTACTGTCCTTGGAACGAGGTTACCGCAGCGTTAGTTGTAGATGAGCTAGAAGCTGCATTAGATGCAGAAGTGGCCGCTTCACCGGCCTTGGTAGTTGCTATTCCGGCTTGTGTGGTTGATGTTGAGGCATCAGCGTTAGTTGTTACAACATCCGCATTAGTGGCCACTTTATCAGCTGCTGTGGCTACTCGATCTAGCCCAGTCTGTACCTTATCAGCTTCAGCTGACACAACGTCTGCATGAGTTAACACAACATCAGCGTTAGTTGCAACACGATCTAACCCAGTTTGCACCTTATCAGCCTCAGCTAACACTACATCTGCATGGGTTAATACTACATCTGCGTTAGTTAGAACTAAGTCTGCTGCAGTATCTAATGTATCCTGATGAGTAGCTGCAAGGTCCACTGCAACAGCTGAACGATCTAAACCTGTTTGTACTTTGTCGGCTTCTGCAGAGACAACGTCTGCGTTAGTTAGGGTTAAGTCTGCTGCAGTCGCTACCCTATCTAAACCTGTTTGTACTTTGTCGGCTTCTGCAGATACAACATCAGCATTAGTGAGGACTAAGTCCGCATGAGTTAGTACTACATCTGCATGGGTTAAGACTACATCTGCGTTAGTTAGAACTAAGTCTGCTGCTGCATTTGTCTCTGCAAGTTCTGCCGCTGTTTGAGCAGCTTTAGCATCTGCTGCCGCTGAGGATGCAACTGCGTACTCACCTGTGGCTCCGGTGTTGAATGAACCACCTTCAGCGCCTTTATCTATCAGCCCAGAGGTACCTGTTGTATATGTAATAGCCATCTATATGGTCTCCTTAAAGTAACCCAGACACTTCGTAAGTGACTGTATTGGAAGCACCAGAGACTCTACGTCTCTTCTCTTCACGATTTAATTCATCAATTGCTTGCATCTGTTTGTTCTGGTACTTAGCTGCCTGCTCATCACTACCTAGGTATTCAAAGGCGTGGTACAGGGATCCCCAAAGGACCATACGTTCGTTGTCGTCACGTAGCCAATTGTAGACTTCATCACCTACGTACCACACACCAGATACCTCAACAGCTCCTGTGACACCTGAGGCGGATACAGTCGTATTACCTGAGGCTATGTTAGCTGCGTTAACAACATAAGTTGCATCCATGTCAGACAATCTGCGATAGTAGTGTAGTTCGTACACGTCACCTACGGAGGCTGCTGGGTAGAACTCTAAGTTCTGACCCTTACGTGTGAATGAACCTTCACCTTTAGTGGTATATTTATCTGTGAAAGACCTTAGGTCCATCTTCTGATCAAAGACCAGTGAGTTACCTGCGTTATCCTTAACCTTGAACATAATAAGCTCAGTGACGTCAGGTGGTAGCTGCAGGGACGTTTCACCTGCAACAGTTATAGCTGCGTACTGATATGTATACTCCAAAGGAGGGATGCGTAGTTCTCTGTAACATAGGTCTGCTGAGTAATCTATAAAATCAGAGACCATCGCATCAGATAGTACTGTGCTGTCTCTGTTTGCCCAGTCACGAACCTTTGCGACTAATGCATCATACTTTGGAGTTGACATTTATTATATCCTCTATTGTCTCCGAGTCTGACCATGCGTAAGCAGATCTGGGTACTCTGAGATTATAATCTTTTTAAGTTTACTGACTAACTGTTTATCACCCATGAAATCCTGAGCGTTAATGTCAATCTTGTACTTAGTTAATATGTCAATGGCAACGATATCTGGTATCACTGCAAATGACCGGTAATGACTTGCTGAACCAGAGGCATCATAGATGTCCCTCGATTCCTTTGCGTAGTCACGGTATGCGTTAACGTCCTGAGACAGAGTGAAATGACTCTTATCTGTGACCACGTTAAAGCTGTGTTCGTTATCCATCTGAGACTTGTAGCTCATAAGGTATTGTCCTCCTGAAAAAAGAGGGGTCCCTTTGGAGGACCCCTTTGTGTAGCTTAGTGTTTAACCAGCTAAACCAACGATCAAGCCACAACCAGTTGGGTTGCGAACTTCTAGAGAACATTCCTCTACGATCTGACCAATAGTGCTGTCACCAGCTTGACCAACTTCAGTCTCATGAAGAGCACGAAGGGTAGCGATGTTGTACCACTGTGGATCATATACTAGTGCAGAGTAATCTGCAGCGTTAGTAGTAGCGCCAGAGCCAGTGTTATGAGCCAAGCCCATTACGTAGTTAGGAACGATCTTGATAGTACCGAAGTCACTATCATAAAGTTCAACTGATTGACGAAGCTTACCGCTGTCATCGATGTTACGAGATACGTTAGAACCAGCTGCCTGTGCTTTTGCAGAGAACTTACGCTTGTTCGCAGGTGAAGTCATCATTACAGTAGCTTTGCCACCTTCCTGATAAATAGTCTGCATTGCATCATCAACGTTGCTCAATTCAAGAGCAAGCAAGTTAGCATCAGAAGCGCCACGAGCGATAGTACCAACGGTACCAATACCAGTAGTTGATGGAGCAACATAAGCTGCACCAGAAGCTGCACCAGCGTTAACAACGTTTACGTTGGTAAATGCCTGATAGCCACCCATAGTACGAGTGCCTGAACCGTTAGAACCGTTCCAGCTGTGTACTAAGTCATGCTCAACGTCACGACGAAGCTCAGTGCCACGCTTCTTCAACTGGTATGCGTACTCGTCTGCAACGCCAGCTTGATCAACTGCTCGCTTAGAACCAGATACTTCAACAGTCTTAGAGTTGATCTGAGTGTAGTTACCTAAACGTGTACGTACAGGCTCAGCAGACTGTGCTGCGTGAGTAGTAGCGTAAGAAGAACCTTCAGCAACTTGGTTAGAACCCGGTGCTGCTAGCTCGTCAGTAGTCCATTCGTGAAGGATACCTTTAGACTTAGTCTTGCCGATAGATGAATAAAAAGGTGTCTCGTCACGAGTGATCATGCTAATGAAATTAGCTAAGTCTTCGCGTTCTGATACGCCTACGCCTGATGTTCCAGCTGCCGCTTTTGGGCCAGCTGTTTGGAAGTTACGTCCTGCCATGATAAATATTCCTTATAAATAAAAGTAAAAGTTAAAGGATTAGCTGAACTTGGATAGGTTCTTGAGGAATGATAGTTGATCCTCTTCTGAACCTGTACCAGTCAGAACCTTGTTACGAACCGCAGTAGTTGCTTTAGCTTGCTGAGAGTTCCGTGTAGGGCCTTTCTTAATAGGGGCTGACTTAGCTTTAGGCGTTGCCTTACGCTTAACAGCTCCCTTAGTAGCCTTCTGCTTCAGCTTACGGTAGTCATCAATAAACTTGATAACATTAGCATCTGCGATAGTTGATAGGAGTTCCTGAGGAATCCCTTCTTCTACGGCAAAGGCCTGTATAGCTGCAGCATCATCTTGGAATGATGGCACAAGTGTTGCAATATCAACGTTAAACTTAGTCGAGAGTTCCTGCTGACGGAGAGTAAGCTGAGCTTGTTGTTTCTCCTGTACAGCAGTAGCCACACCTTCACGCTTCTTTCGGGCGTTCCAGTAGGCATCTTGAGCAGTCTCACGCTGATCTTTTAGTTCTGAGAGTTCATAAGTGTTACCTTCTTTACGGGCTGTCTTAATCTTCTCATCGAAGTCATGGTACTCAGCTGCAAGTGCGTTCTCTTCACCTTGAAGTTGCTCTTGTAGTAATGTAGCCATGCCAGTTAGTTCTGTAAGCTTGGACTCTTGTTCAGTCTCAAACTCCTTGCGTTGTTCACTAATCTTGTTTCCCTTTTTAGACAAGCTTTGATCAGTCGCGTAACCTTTGCGGAGCTCTTCAAGAGTTAAGTGTTGCTCAACTCCATCAATCTTAACTGGAACCTTATAGTCCCAATCAATGTCCTCTTCTGTGAGTAAGTCGGTGTCTTGGGTAGATTCATCATCATCCTCTTCACCATCTTCTTCATCTGAAGCGTCATCATCTTGATCGTCTGTTTCGTCTTCCTCTGTATTGTCTTCAGTGGGCACTTCATCTACAGAATCTTCCGGGTCAAGCTCTACATCGTCTTCTGGTAGATCAATCTCAATACCTAAATGTTTGGCCATTGGCCCCATCGGTACTGGAATGTCATCAAAACTCTGTGGTTGTTGACCAGCATTGAAAGCAGCGTCATCTCCGTTGGAGGTAGATGCTGGAATGTTTTCGTTGCTCATAATTTGTTATCCCTTATAGTCCTCATTTACTTGGTCTTACTCTTAGCTTGTCCTGCAACGGGAGCCTTATTTATCACCTTGGGGATATTAAGGATGTTGTCAGGATGGCCTACGATCTTATCTTGCACGAAGGTTAGTGCGGATGACATTGCTTGTAGGGTACCAGCATGTAATCGGCTCTTCTCGTGGCCTCTCCCCATCTCTCGGATTAGGGATACTTGGGATCGTTGTAAGTCTAACTCAGCTTTATGGAGTTCTTCTAGCGTATTAGTTGGAATCATTATCTTGTTCCTCATCTTCTAAATGTGATTGATCAATGTACTCTTGGTTGAAACCGTAAGTCTCTATCTGAATCAATCGTTCTTTAACGGAGCCTAAGCCCATAGCCACATGGTAGAGATATTCTCTTTCCTTGGTGCAGTGTGCCTCCGTGTTTAGCCACTTCATAAATAGATCTGATAGTATGTCGCCATACGCTTCAGTAAAGAACTCATCTCTCTCTTTCTTAGAGAAAGTAGCCTTTGCTAAAGCAGTCTTGGCATCCGAGAAAGGTCCCGGACGGTAGTTACCATCAGACTGAAGTTGTGGTTTGACCTTCTTGTCAATGCCATCTTTATACTTCTTCATCTGTGTTAGTCTCTTTGTTAATTAGGTTTGGGGTCTATTACGTAGACTGAGACCCCATGCAGTCAGATACAGTATCACCCCCTTATCCAAGTACTCCCGGAGGTGCTCCCATAGGGGCCTCTTCAGGTGCAGTTGGGGCAGCTGCTACTCCAGCAGTAGTAGTCATAACGTTAGTTACGAGTGCTTGTGCCTTTGCATACAGTGCGTCAATGTTAGTTTTAGTGGGCATAGGCTGCTGTTCTTTACCAGCATCTAAGGCTAACTTCGACCATTCCTGTTCAGACTTATCCAGTGCAACCATGAGTTGCTTAAGATTATCTTGAATGGCATTCTGGGCTTGTACGTTTGTGTAGTCAATGTTAGCTTGCTGTAAATCTACTGCTAACTTCTGTGTCAACTCTTCGAGCTTCGAGGCTTTCGCCTGAGCTTCCTGATCACGCTTCTGACCTTCTTCAGCTTTAGCCTTAAACTCATCTGTGTTGATATCAATAAGATAATCAAGAGGGTCTAAGCCTAGCGCATCAAACGCTTGTACTGCAATAGTGGAAGCTGCAGTTGGAGCTACAACAGCACCTGCACCAGCGTCCCGAAGGGCTGGCAGGATTTGTTGGCCTATCATTTGTAACTTCTGTAACTTGGTCTGATTACTGGCATCACCAACATCTGCTTCTACAGTCATGTACTCGATTCCGGGTAGATCATCTATGGACACATCGAGATATCGTTGATTGCCTGTGTAGTTTCCTACAGACCCACCACGCATTTCCTTACGCATTGTCTTGTAGATACCTTCAAGGAGTTCCCGTCCACCGGTTTCCATGAATCTACGAGCAATGAACTGGATGCGTAGCTGTGCAGCGGACTGCACTTGTGACACCTTAGCTTCTGAGTTACCAGACACATATAAGGCATCGTTAAGACCTTGGGCTGCTTTAGACAGTCCAGTGGCTTGTTCTTTATGACCTTGCAAGAACTGAAGCAAGGGTACTGTACCTGTTGAGATCTGCTCAGGTGGCAGAGATGCAACTGCACTCATCGGGTTACCGTTGGATGCAATGATCTGCTTAGGCTTCATGTTCTGCAATGCAGAGAAGTCTACTACGTTGGGATCTGCAATCTTTGGTGCATAGTTTGTCAAGTAAGTGTTCTCAACAAAGCCACGTAAGATAGCTGTAGACGCCAGTGTAGATGGTCTTACCATATCTGACATAGACAAACCTTCAAGCTCGAAGGGGATCTCGAACGGTGTGAAGGTGGCTACTTGGATATGATCTGCATCATCCTCATAAAGGATAGTGTCGCCCACCCTGACAACGTACTTAAGTTCAGCAATACCATCACCGTCACGGTCAACATATACCCAACAACGGAGTACAACAGCTGACTCAGTGGCTTCTAATTGGTTGTCATCGTTAGTACCCAATAGTAGGGTCGTACCGATTGCCATCTTACGTGCGCTTGAATCTGTGTTAGAGAAGTTAACAGTACCTTCTACCGTTGACCAATCAACAGCTTCAGCCTTCTCAGGCCAACGCTCTCGGATCTCTGACCGTGTCATCTCTTCTTCAAATCCTACAAAGGATGCATCGTGTACACCTGTGGCTCCTCTGCTGACTCTTAGGGTCTCAGGTGGTACAGCTGATACAATTACTTTGTTGGTAACTTTAGTACGTTTAAGGCGTACATCAAGGTAGTTACCTGATTGTTCATCTAAATAGATATCACCTGTTGTGGTAATCTCTGGATCTGCCAGTAGTACATCAAGTGCAGTACTGTCGATTGTTTCATACTCTTCAAAGGAGATCTTTTCCTCTGCTACGTATGACCAAGTCACTGCTGACAGCTTCCACATCAAGGCTGACTTAAGCCATGTGTTCATAACAGACCAACCTCGGTTCTTGGCGAACAAGCAGTGGTTGATCAGCTCTGATGCTGCAGTAGCCTTATGGTAGGCCAATGGCGTACGGTCATATGCTTTAAACTTGGCTAGTTTGTTATTGTCAAACAGTAGCTCAGAGAGTACTGCGGTGTAACCTTCAATAGCTTCAACTGTGTCTGACGATACAATACGTGATACACCTTGAGGTTTCAGGTGACCCTGAGGAATCATTGCGTATTCAAAGGTTGACTTCTGACGTTCATCAGATAGCTCTGAGGTATCTAGGAAGCTGGAACTAGACTGTGCCAACTTATAGTCGAGGAGTGTGGTTAGGTCCTCATCGGATACTTGTACTTTGTATCCATCTTCATTATTACTTGACATCTATATACCTCTTTAATTGTGGGTATCTACACCCTACAAATCTATCTATTGGAATTAGGGGCAGTTTGCTATCTTTCTCATTCCCGAGATGTGAAGCATAACCGCCTAAAAGAAAACATCTTACATAGTGGAGGACTATGGGAAACTTTTAAACCACGAAGGCCCCTCGGAAAAGAGAGGGACCCTCAGGTTACTATAGCCATTGAGTGTTATCAGGAGTATACGCTTGGTTCCTGAAGGATACTCGCGTAGTTGTCAACCTGTCTCCATGAGTACGGAGAACCTCAAGGGCTATAGCTGTTGCTATTACGGTGTCATCATGACAGCCAGATATAGCATTGGTTTTACCACTGGCATCAGCCACGTAGTTCATACACTCTTGTATGATAACGGGGGACGCAAGAGAGATATCATCATTCTCTATAGCGTTCTTAAGATGCCCAATGATCATGGGCTTAGTAGCTTGGGTTGTCCTCCAACCTAGTCTTGTGCCCTCCTCATTGGACACATTAGCTACTTTTGTTTGATGGTATAAGTTCACGTAATCCATTTGTTTTAATCGGTTTAGTGTTGCTATACCTAAGGAATTAGATTCCACTGCAAGAAGGGAGTTGTTGTAGTAGCGACCTAAGTAGAACAAGAGATCACCATACTGAGTAGGATCTAACTTGTTATTACGGTACACTGCACATACTTCTCTTTCTGCATTCATGACTACTGCTGCTGAGTAATCTTGTCCAACGCCCAAGGCACAGTCAGCTCCGATGATGAAGTTACTGTCGTACTTAGGGTACTTGTAGATCTCTAGGAAGCCCTCCCTGTGATCTTCAAACATACATGATTCTAAACTAAAGTGCTGTCTCTTCATGCATGGTAATGAAACCATGTCATCTAACTTACCTGTATCAAATACGTTAGAACCAGAGACTATAAATGCTTCATTAGCTGTTGATGGGTATTCCTGACGGAACTTATCCATACCCCCTTCGGCTATCTTAAGACGCCTCCAATACAGCTGTTCTAAGTCTAAACCATGAGCTTTCTGTAAACCTTCTTCTTCCTCTGTGACAGTGTCAGCAAAGGTCTCAGGTTCTAATACAAACCTACGGTACTCTGGCATAAGAAACCAAGGTACAAAGATAGGGATGTATTCGTTCTCACCTGCTACAGCTCCTTTCCAGAGTCTGTGGAACTCGTTACCAACACCGTTGGCTGTTGACTCAAGGATTACTTCTGTTCCGGCAGCTTGGGATATACCTTGGAATAAGCCTGCGAGAATCTTTGCGTCATGAGTCCAGAAAGCAACTTCAGATAGATGAGCAATAGTCGGGGTGGTCCCCCTGCCTGCCTCGGGGGATCCTGCGGTGTAGAGCCGGTATCCTGAGTCATTGTGTTCAAATCCTATCTCTTTAGAGTTAGACTTCTTCAGTACTGGTTTGAACTCTGGCTTCATATTCTGAATGATGTTACGAGACATCGCAAACAGGGCATCTGAAGTGGCAGAGTCATGAGCCATTACTACGGATTTGTTGTATGGTGTTAAGTAGGACTTCCAGTATACCCTGCCACATGCGTAGGTCGAGAGACCCATCTGTCTGGCCTTTAGTATAATGGCACGTACCTTTCCGGTTTCCTTAAGTTGCTTCTCAATGGCGTCATCAACGATCTGTTGGGCCTTGTTGAACTCTAAAGGTATGAAACCTTTGGATGCATCTTTTGGTAATATTCTGATCTGCTCTTTAGCGAAGTCTTGGAAGGACCCCTCGTATCTTGTGAGGTCTTTACGCTTACGTGACTCTACTGCTAAGGCTAACTTCTGTCTATTTGTCATAGACAAACTGGTATTAGATAATTTATTGGTTTCCAATGGGAGTCCTCCAAGACTACGTTCGGGTAACCCCCTACGGGGTTTGGGGCAATACAAAATAAATAAAGAAGTAGTTACCTCATAGTACTACTAAGGGACCTATAGTATCCCTAAGGACTCCCCTAGTATATAAGAGAGTAGTAGTTGAAGTAGATGTTGTAAGGGACTCCTTAAGAACCCTTAGTACCCTTGAGGGGGTCTATCTGACCAGTATATCCCTAGTTATAGGATATAGGTATAGTGATGTAGTTACTCAGAGACCCCCTCGTATCTCTTAAGGTAGTACCTTACCGTGTCTAGGATCC